ACAGGTTGGTTAGCGGGAGAAAACGCAACTTTTCTTGGTACGGGTTCATTACCATATTGTTTTCTACTTTCAGGAGAACCTTGCATAATTGTGTGAGTGTGACCTGCCATTTCAGGAGTTGAAAGTGTATGTGCACCAATAGCATAGTTACTACTTAGTGATAAACTAGAAATATCAATAGGAGCATCTGTTACTGTTGCACTCTTTGAGCCTGTAAAGGTGCTAGTAAATGCATCAGATCCGCCTGTGCCTCCACCTGTTCCGTTTACCACTTGTAAACAACACTCTGATAAGGTTGCTGTTGTATCTGTTGTAAATCCTGTTGGAGATGCTGTTTGTACAAACAACGGTTTAGTTCCTGTAGCAAATTCTTCTACACCAGAAAGACCTGCACCGTTACCTAAAAGTGTTGTAGCTTGTACCACACCATTTGCATTAAGTTTTACATTATCACCAATTTTAATTTGAGTCTTAGCGGATATATTACCAAAAGAACTTGCAAACAAATCAACAATTGTATCACCTTTGCAATACTGAATAGTGTGTGCTCCCTGTGCAATTGCAACTCCATTTGCGGCATGGCCTGTAGGTGCAACTGTTAAGGTAAAAGAGCCTGAAGTATTATTAAAAAATATATAATTATTTTCGACAGCAGGAACAAAAACTTTTATATTTCCTGTCAATGCTCCAGTGAACTCAATAACTTTGTTTGAAGATTCAGCATCAGGATCTGCATTAGCTGTTGTCAATGTAACGTCTGCTGAACCCGCTACAGATTTGGATAAATAACCTGCATTAAAAGAATCTACAACTTCTAAATTATTATTAGTGTTATTACCCCAAGTATTAGCGTTTGCTCCTGTTGCTTGTTTTTCTAATTTTAAACTATCTGTGTATGAACTACTCATTATGCGTCCTTACTACATACTATAACATTTGAATGCTTTATGTCCATATTAGGTACGGCTAAAGCCACTGAGGGTGCTGATATGTTTCCAGATACAGAGGCACTTCCTGATATTGGGTGAGTGTGAGAGCCACCACCTCCTGTTGAACCACTTGTTGATCCATTGTTCAATGTCAATGCTTGTGCACCTGCGGGTCCACCTTGATAATTATAACCTAGATCATTACCTTTATTACCCGAGTGTGTGTGAGAAGGTAATTGAGGTGTTGATAAAGTTGCGTTTCCGATGGTGCCACCACTTACGCTTAAAGGTGATATACCTGCTGCAGCAGCTCCAGATGTATTTTTTGCTACAAAGACATCTTGAAAAGTATCTGCTCCACCTGTTCCTGCGGTGCCTGATGTAATAACTCTTAAAGTTGCGTTATTCAAAGCCGCCGCCGTATTTTGAGTCCAACCAGTTGGCGCTGAAGATTCTAAAAAAACCATTTGTGTTCCGGCATCCAGTGTGGTTACACCAGTCAATCCTGAACCATCTCCTGTAAAAGAGGTAGCTGAAAGTTGACCATTAGCTTTAACCTGAACAGTTGCAGCAACATTGGCTGCACCTTTTACACTCACAGTTCCAAGTGAGTTTGCAAATAAATCTACTATCTTATTACTAGCATTATTATACATAATCGTATGTGCACCTTGTGTGATAGCTACTGCATTGGCTGTATGACCTGTAGGAGCTATGCTTAAAGTTTGAGAGCCAGTAGTGTTGTTGAAGAAAATATAATTATTTTCTACCGCGGGTATAAAAACTATAATATCTCCTGTTAAAGCCCCTGTAAATTCAATAACTTTATTTGACGCTTCCGCTGCAGGATCTGCGTTAGCTGTAGATAAGGTTATATTTGCTGAACCTGCTACAGATTTAGAAAGATAACCACCACCAAAAGAATCAATTGTCTGTAAATTGTTATTAGTATTATTACCCCAGGTGTTAGCATTTGCCCCCGTGGCCATTAGTTCTAATTTTAATCTATCTGAGTATGTGCTTGCCATTTTCCATTCCGATTATATTTTTTTTTTGAAATCTATCAATACTATTATGCTGCATCCACTTCTGTCCATGTATTACTTGCACCTGTCACTACTTTTGCCCAAGGTGTAGCAAAAGGATTTCCTGGAACTATTGATAAATCAACACCTGTTACATTGACCACAGCCCCTCCCGAAGGAGTGGTTGAGCCTTCTGCAAAAGACATGGCTACTGTAGAAACGCTTACAATTACACCTGTGCCTACCTCAATTGTAGGTGTGCCAAGAGCAGAAGTCATTGAAACTCCTGTAGGTTGTACAAGAGCATCGGCTTCTGCAACAGCAGTACCTAAAGCTGAAGTCATCGTGACTGGAACAGGATCCACTTGTGTAAATATTTCAATGGTAGGAGTTCCTATAGAAAAGTCTAATTGATCGGAAGGTGCTATAACTGCAGCACTTCCTTCACCAGAAACAGTTGCTCCTGATAAAGCTACGCCAACGGTTAAACTATCTAAAGTTTCTACTGCTGTTCCTGTTTGAGATGTAGTGCCTAAAGCACTTGTCATTGCTAATCCTGTTGGACTTACAATGACACCTGTTCCAACTTCTTGAGTAGTTGTCCCAAGTGCTGTGGTCATTGTCACGCCTGTGACACTAACCTCTTGTGTTATATTTTCGTTCCATGCAAAAGATCCCCATGTAGATCTTCCCCAACCCGCGTCTACTGTTCCTGAAGCTGTTTCATCACCGGCAGTGAAAGCCATAGAAAGACTTGGCAAGACAACGCCTGCTCCTTCTTCAATTGCTAATGCTCCAGAGAGTTGTGTTTCGAATGAAACACCTGTAGGTGATACTACATGTTCAGGTTCACCTGTTGCGGTTCCTAACGCAGATGTTACCTGAAGTGAATCAAGTGTGACTACAACATCACCAACAAAAGACTCAGTGCCTAATGTAGTTGTTGTCGATAACCCAGTAACAGATACTGTGACCGAACTCTGTTGGCCCCAAAATCCTTGTCCCCACGTGCCCTCATTCCAAGCATCTGCCATGGTAATGCTCCTCTATATTAAGATAATCTTAATATTGCACTTGAAGCATCATTAGTTGGGAATGCGATTGTGAATGTACCGTTTGTTGATGTTTTAACTGCACCGAAATCAAGAACTGCAATAGCTGCATTTGTGTTAGCTGAAGATCTGTTATAGATTAAAGCTGCTTGTGCAGAAATTGTTGCTGATGTAAAACTTGCGTTTGCAAAATCAACAAATGCTGTAGAAGCTGTTGCGCTAGTTGCTGTTAAGCCAATGGTTGGACTTGTTAAAGTTATACCACCTGCTGCGTATGTTCCTGAATTACCTACTTCGTTTGTTGCGGAATAGGCTGTTGTATTTCCATTTAAAGTTACAGAGTTTGTATACAGAGCGAGATTAATTGTATCATTATCAATATCGTGGTCCCCTGCTAACAGCTCCTTTTTAAAGGAAGCACAGACTGCTTGGTTTATTGCCATGTTTTATGCCCTCCTTAGGCTTTTGGGTCTGCGGAAGGCAAAGCCACTCTAAGGACTCCATCCACATACTCGTCTCTTCGTTTACGTCCCATTTGCTCATTAGCAAAAGCCTGTAAAGCTGTTTGGAACTTTTGAGTGTATAATTGCATATCTTTGTCATTTTTCAAGTATGAAAATGCTTCCGATAGCGTACCATACAACAAAACCTCTGGTGCATTATTTGATATAAATGTTGTTGTTGAAGTTGTACCTGCACCGTTTCCTAATCTTTCTGCTGTTTCGTCATACCACATCTCAACTGTATAGGCTACGTTTGGAGTTGGAGCCACAATCAAAGTTGTTGCATCCCAGTTAGCCCAATATTTAGGTTGACCTGTGAAATTAACATCTGTGGTTGATCTTTCTACGGCATACTCGTCAATAAAAGTAGTATCCCTTTGTTCCATCCAAGTGATAGTTCCGTCTGCAGCGTGTATTTGTAAACCTCTTGCAAATCTAAAACCACCCTCTGGGCCTGATACATCTAGAAAAGCATTGTTTGCCTCAAAAGTAGTTGTTGCATATCTTCTCTGTGAGTCAGAGTCCAATAATCTTTCTATTTGATTTTCAATATTTATTAGAAAAACATTAACTACAGTATTTGATAAAACATCAGAGGTCACTTCTGTGTAGTTTCTTACATTGTCTAATAATTCAGAATAATTCATGTTATCACCACAGATACTTTACCAACAAAAGATAATACGGTCAATTTTTGATTAGGCACTTGAGGCAACATACTTGATGTGCCTGTAGGTGGACCACCATCATCAGGTGATACGGATTGTGTTGTTGTCATAAAAGCACTATCTCCTGGATCTCCAACAAACACCACCATAGGCATAGGTTGTCCAAAGGTTTCTGTGACAGCATCATTAGGTCCTGTTGGTGAATTAGCTGTTAAAATTTTATTTGATTCGGGTCTAGGATCTTGAAGAGCAAT